GCAGCATTCTGGGCGCTCGTCGCGGCCGCGCTTTCGCTGCCCTGTGCCGCCGTTGCTGATTGCGCTGCGTCGGACGCGCTGCCGGCTGCCTGCGTTGCCGATTCGGCCGCCTGGCTTGCGGAACTGGACGATGCATCTCTCGCCGTCTCTGCTCCTGCCTTCGCCTGCTCTGCCGCCGTCTTGGCATTCTGTGCGGCCGTTTTCGCTGTGTTCGCTGCTTCCGCGCTGGTGGCGGCGTTGCTCGCGCTGGTGGCTGCTTCTCCTGCCTTATTGCTCGCGGTGCTGGCACTGGCCGCTGCTTCGCTTGCCTTGCTGCTCGCCGTGGACGCGCTCTCCGCGCCTTCAGTCGCTGACGCCGCAGCCCGCTCCGCCCAGTACTTGGCATAGTTCTGGTAGGCCGGGTCCGTCTCCGGGATTGCCTCCTCGTCCCTGGTGCCGACTGCCCACGCCTCGGAGTCGTCCGCATTCTCTTCCGCCGCAATCACCGCGTTATTTGCCGTCGTGATCGCTTCCTGCACCGCATTCTGGAGCTGGGCAGCCCAGCTTGGTGTCGTGCCCGTCTGGCCCGCGTCCTCTGAGATTGCGCCGTCCTCGATGCGTCCCACGACGCCCCAGACCGTCGGACGGATCGTGGTCCCGTGCCCGTCGTTTCCGTAGACGCCCACCATCAGCATGCCGCCCGCCTCGGTCAGCACCTCCGGCGGAACCGTACACTCATTGTTCAGGACGATCTTCTCGATCTCCTGGTCGCTGCCTTTGAAGATCGCGGTCTTGGCCAGGCCCGCCCAGTCGTCGGAAAAGAGGAATGCCGCGACGATCCCTTCCGCGCCCACCGTCACCGGTGAGAGCGGGATCGCCTGCACTCCTCTGTTGTTTACCGTTACACGAATCATGATGTTATCACCTCGCTATCATAATAAGGAATCGAGGCGGGAAACCGAATCCCCGCCTCTTTAAATTTTACGGATGTTTTGCCGCCCACCAGCTCAGGTCGTGGCTCCATCCCTGTGCCGCCCAGACAGACATTGCCGCTTCCCAGCTCATCTGTCCGCTTTGGACCGCTGCCTTCAGGGCAAAGCCCAGCTCATCCTGCTTCAGGCTCTTGTTGCCGTCCGCGTCTGCCTCCTGCAGCATCTTCGTGTACTCCGTCAGGCTCATGTTCGCTGGCTTCGCGTTGTAGGTCGCCTCGCGTTTCGGCCCACCGTAGATCGGTGCCACCGTCTTGAAGTCGTCCCATCCTTCGATCTGCCCGCTCGGCTGGGAGCTTCCCTTTGCTGCCGTGGAGCTTGTCGTGCTGGCACTCTTCGCCGTGCTGGTGCTCTTCGCCGAGCTCGTCGTCGTGCTCGCCGGCTCCGCCTTCCCGCGCCACTTGTCGAAGGTCTTGCTTCCGTCCTTGTTCCACTGGGACTTCCACAGCGCCTGTGCCTGCTCTTCCGTGATCTCATTGGCCGCCAGCGCATTCACCAGATACTCGCCCATCTCGTCCTGCTTCACACTGGTGTTGCCGTCCGTGTTCGCTGCGCTCAGGATCCGCTGGAACTGCGCCTTGCTGATTCCGGTCGGCTGGACGTATTCGTCATACCCGGCCTGCATCTCGTCCGTGAAGGCAATGGCGTCGTACTTTCTCAGCTTCATATCTGGGTTGATCGTTCCCGCCGTCGCGTTCCAGATCGCCACCACGTCCCTGGAGAGGTTCGAGATGGCCAAACCGCTCAGCTGGCTGATCGGCTGCAGGTACTTGTAGATCTTTCCCCACGGCGTCAGGCGCTTGGAACCGTTGCCCTTCAGGATGTCGATGGCCTTCATAACGCTTTCGATGCCGTCCGTTGCCATGTTGCTGGCTCCGTATCCCTGCATGATGGACATGATGTCCTTCACGAAGGGCAGCTTTCCGATGATGGTCAGGTCCTGTCCGAGGTTTCCGTTCAGCCACACAGACTTCAGTCTCTGCAGCATCCCCGCCTCGCTGCTCAGTGCGTCGTCTCCGAGGAACGCCTGCAGGAACTTGTCCACGGGTTCATCGTCGTCATCGTCCCGCATCGCGTCCACCAGCGATTCCACAATCGCCGCGAACGCCGCGCTGGAGACGTACACTGCGAATGCCTTCCCGATCTTTCCTCCGTTCTTCTGCCATGCAGCGCCGCGTCCGGCCTTCCTCTCGTCCGTCCGGAACTGACTGTAGGCATCCAGCAGGATGTTGTAGCTCAACGTGGGTTCTGCCATGAAGGCCGACGCCGCCTTGGTGAAGTGCGTCTTGCCCCGCATGATCTCCGATCTTGTGAGCGTGCTGTCCATGACCTGGGACGCGTACACAACTTCCCGGAACAGGTCCGCCGTCCGGTCCATCAGAGCCTGCCCGCGCAGGTTGCTGTTCTCGCCCTTCGCCTGCCGTTTGCACGCGGTCCAGAGCATCGACCAGGTCAGCTGGTCTCCCAGCTCCGCTGCCTTCATGCTTGCCTCCGCGACCTTGTCCTTCCAGGTGTCGTCGTGCTGGATCTGCCCGCGCATGCCTCTGGCAATGTCCGTGTCGTAGTAACCGAGGGATTTCCACACCGCGGTGCCGGAGTACTTGACCGCTTCCTGATACGCCGCCTTGCTGGGGACGATGCCCACCATGTACTGCGGCTTCAGCACCGCCGTCGCTCTCACATAAGAGGTCGGCTGCAGCAGCGCCACTCTGAGGTTTGCCCCGACTGCCGCGATCTTATAGTTGGAAAGCAGCTTCCCGAATCCCGGATCTCCCCGGTCTCCGGATTCCGTCGTGCCGTTGATGTCCTGCATCAGCTTCCGGAAGTAGCTCAGCGCCTTCGGGCCGTAAGCCTGCTTGATGGTCGCCTGCATGGTCTCTGTCGTGAAGGTCTTGCCGTCCCCCGGGATCTTTTCCTTGTAGTTGAAGTACTTGATCGCATCCAGGATCGGCAGGCCCATTCCGTTGAGCTTCGCCATGTCCGACATGTGATCCGCGAAGGTGTCGAAGATATTCCCCACCACCAGCGCGTTGTTGGCATGCGGGTTCAGGCTCTTGCTGCTGGAAAGATTCAGCAGGCGGAACATGCTCGCGTTCTGCGGCAGATCCTGATCGCTCATCGGTCGGTCGGTCGGCACGGTCTTGATCGGATAGTAGTTCTCACCCTCGGTGTAGAAGTTGTACCCGAAGCGCCTCATGGAGATTTCGTTGCCCCATTCCGCGCCCTTCCGCGCCATGTACCCCTGCAGGGCTTTGGCAACCTTCCGCTGCCGTCCGTCCAGTGTACCCGTGATCTGAAGGATATCCTCCATCGTCAGGTGATACTGAGCGGTGCTGATCTTCGTTCCCTTCTTGGTCTGGATGTCTCCGATCTGGATGCCGCCGGCCTCGATGTGCTTCAGCGCCTGCTCACGGTTCAGGAGCATCGAAAGCTCCATGATCTGCGCCGTGGTGATCCTCATCTTGCTGCCGTCCGACAGCGTGAATTCGTGTACCTTGGTCTTCCATTCCCGGACCTCCTTGTCCGTGTACAGGTTCTCTGTGAACTTCATGATCTCCTGGGCCCGGAAGGCCATCTTCTCCCAGCCTCTGGCGAATCCGTCGAAGATGCTCTCTCCGCCCTTGCCAAAGCGCCGGAAAACGTAGTACGGGGTGCCGTTCTCCCACATGAGGAAGCCCGACGCCTTGCCGGTTTCGCGCTCGCTCACATTGCCCAGCTTCTTCATCTGCTCGATGTCCTGCCCGGCCGCCTCCCGGATGTTCTCGAACCTGGCGTTTGCCATGAAGTGGTTGAGGTTCCGGATCGCCGTGTTTAGGTTGCTCAGGAAGTTAGAGAGCTGCTTGAGCTGCTGTGCGTTCATACTGTTGATGGTAAATTCCCTTCCCATCTTCAGCGCCTGGTCCACCATCTCGATGCAGGTTCTCAGGTATTCCATGTTCTCTTCCGAGATATCCACATAGCCGCCCAGATCCGCCTGCACATTGCTGCTGCCGTCGATGTAACTCTGCTGCCCGCTGAGCATCCGCTCCAGCTCCCGCAGCCGCTCGCCGAACTTCAGGTCCGCCTTCGTCTCGTCTCCGCCTCTGAGCTGCCGCTTCGAGGTGAAGTCCAGACTCTCCAAGAACTCCGCCACCGGCCGCTTCAGGACCTCCGGCACATGGTGCTTGTCGTCGTTGCGTGCCAGCATCTCGTACAGGCTCGCGGCCTTCCGCTTCACCTGCTCGCGGTACTTCTTGGTCCCGGCGCTCTCCTCGCGGCGTTCCCTCGCCTTCTTCTGCAGCTCCTGATAGTGTTTCTTCAGCTCGTCGATTTGCTTGGCCGCCCGTTCACGCTCTCTGGCTCTGACCTCGGTCACGCGGGCCCGGCCTTCTTCCCTGACCTGCTCCAGACGCTGCTCAGCCTGTTCCTGCAGGGCACTGTATTCCCGGTCCGCCTTCTTCAGGGCGTTGGTCAGTTCGTAGACCTCGTCCCTCAGCTCCACGAGCTCCTTCTTGCTGAGCCGTCCTTCCTTCTGCAGACGCTCCAGCTCTTCCTTCATCACTTCGCCCCGGGTGGTAGCTCTGTCGAGTTCCTTCCGAAGCTCCGCGTTTTCTCCGTTTGCCGCCTTCAGCTGATCGAAGGCTTTCTCCGCCTCCGCCGGCAGCAGCGGCTTCAGTACATTGTCGTTCAGTACCCGGAAGGCAATGGTGTTGGCGATCATCTCGGTCGCCTCGCCCATGTACGCCTCAAAGGGATTGACCGTGATGGGCTCCCCGGCCTCAAAGGCATCCGCAATGATCTTCACCATCTCGCCCTCGTTGACGGGCCCGTTGTCACTGCCCGCCTCCGGGAAGTAGGCGTCTCCGAAGGTCCGGTTCAGGTCCTGGTAGAACTGATCCACACTGATGAACTCGTCTGCGTTCTTCACGCGGTCCGCCCTGGTCAGGGTGAACTTCCCGGCATTCTCCCTCTTGAATGCGTTGTAGCCGCCGTACTGATCCAGCTCCCCTGCATACTCCGGCCGGATGGAGAGCTTCCGCCCTTTGACGTTGTCCCGGATCTGCCCGTACACCTCGTCTCTGGTTTCCTCCATCACGTCCTCGGCATTCCCCGCAATGAGTCCTGCGGCCTTCCGTGCCAGCTCCTTTGCCTGCTCGGGGTTCAGGCTTTCCGTCGGCGTCTGCACGAAGTAGTCGCCCACTTCCTTGATCGCCGCCGTGACCTCGCTGAGGTCCGCCTTGCTGCTGTATTCCTTCACAAGCTGTTTGGCCAGTCTCTCCGCGTCGGATCTCCTGGACCTTGCCAGCTTCTTCAGGATCTTCTCAATGGTTTTGTCCTTGCCCTTCACCACGGCGGACATCTTGTCGATGATGTCAACGAGCATGGCGTTCTCGTTCTGCAGTCTGGTATAGGCCAGTGCCCGCTCGCTGCTCTCCGTCTCGGTGTCCTGATATGTGTCGTCATACTGCTGGAACAGAGGCTGTCCGACGTGGAGCACGTCTTCCATCATCTGCTCCGGAATGTCCGCTCCCCAGAACTCCAGGCCGCTTGAGGTCTGCATGACCTTGACCTCGCCGCCCCACTGCTTCAGATACTTCTTCATGAACTTTGGCAGCGTCTGGTCGTATTCGATCCGGTACCCTTCCATGTACTCGTCGGACCAGCGGTCTGCCTGCGTCTGGGCGGACGTCCATCCGATGGTGGTGTATCCGCCCTCTGCGGCCATCCGCAGCAGGTGCTTCATGACGTACTCATGGTAGGTGTCCGCGCTTCCGGCAAAGGGCACGTCCGGCGGTCTTGTGTCTTTGGCGTTGCGCAGTCTGTCGTATTCGTCCGCTGCAGCGTCATACTTGTTGACTGCCTTTCGGATCTGCTTGATTTCCTCCCACTCATCCTCTGAAATGAGGTTATCCATCAGATAGTCGATGGCTCTCTGGTTCTCCAGCATATCCGCCGCAGTCTCGTCGTCGTATGTGATATAGCCGATTCTGCCCCTGATCCAGTCTCGCAGGTTCGTTATACTGACATCATCTTGAGTATCGTCTCCACTCCTTCTCCAGCGTGTGTCAATCTCGTCCGCCAGTTTGGTGCTTCTCCTGAGCGCGGCTCGGTGCTCCGGACTGAGCTCATCCATCTGCCGGTTCAGTTCCGCAATTCGGTCGCGGCGCTTCGCGTTGTCCGCGTCGGCATATCCTCTCTTCGCACCTTCGTTGTGCAGGTCGCTCTGGATCTCCTCAATGAACAGGATGTGCTGCCCGTAACCCTGGCGGAAGGTGTCGTAGTCCTGAATTCTCGCATGCGCAATAACGTCCCGGTCGTCCCAGTGCACCCGCATGGCCTGGTTGATGTATCCGCCCAGGCTCGGCATCTTGAACAGGACCTCGCGGTAATTTTCTCCGCCTGCGATCTTGTACTGATCCCATTTGGCCGGCTTGCTCCCGCTGCCCGTCTCCTGGCGCACTGTGAAGAGTTCTATATCACTGCTATATGGCGGTGTGATGTAGAAGGTTGTCGTTCCGTCGAACCAGGTGGATTCCGTGATTTCTGAGACTTCCTCACTGAACCCCTGCTGGATCATCAGAGCGTGGGCAAATATTCTGGCGTCCTCTATAGATTCAAACTGCCGGCCAACTTCTGCCTGCTCATCACTGCTCGTCTGGATACGGAACCCACCAGCACGCTGGCGCAGCTCGGTCTGGATCTCAAACCGGTTGCCCTGCATCACCTGCAGCAGCTCGTCCTTCGTGACGGTCTTCTTCCCTTCCAGATACGGCACAATGCCGCTCCAGCGGATTTCCTCCTGCTTGACGCCCTTACCCTTGAGCCAGCCGATCACCTGGCCCGCTGCCATCTTCTGCCCGAGCGGCTGGCCCTTGCCGTTGGTCCACTCGTTCAGCGTGTTCTCCAGCTTGCTGTAGAAGGTCGGGGCCCACTCGTTGTGCGCTTCGTCCCACTGCTGGTAGAACACTTCCTTCGGCTGCGGATTGTTCAGCCGGTCCAGGAGCTCCCGCGCCTGGCTCAACTCCGGCTCCACAAGGTTCCCGGACTGCAGGAGTCCGTGCAGGTAGTCCTTCTCTTTCTGAATGTTGTCGCGGCCTTTGAAGGCGTTCGCGTGTTTGGCAAACAGATCCCCCGGCTGGTATCCCGGATAGTAGAGGCTCGGGTGCCGTGCGCTATACCAGGCTGCAAAGGCTTTGTCCTGTACGCGGTCGGTGTTGCCGCCGCCGATGTAGGTCTGTTCGGTGATGGCGTTCATGTGCTGGATCAGGCGCTCCGCGAGCCGGTACGCCTGTCTGCGTCGGTATTCGCCTCCGTCCGAAACTGTCGCCAGCAGTTCGTCCACGACAGCCCCCGGGTCCAGCATGTCCCCGCTGGTCGCGTCGCGGCTCAAGGGGTCGAAGTCCAGCATGCCCTCGATGTCCTCGGCGCTGAGCATGCTTCCCGGAATGCTGCCGAAATACGCCTTGATATCCTCCGTCAGCCGCTCCGCTTCCGCGAGTCTTTCCCGCATCTTCGGATGCATATTGCTGTTCTCCACGTCAAAAAAGGCCATCTGCCCGTCGAGCTGCTCATCGTAGCGCTGGAACTGCGCTCCCTCTACGGAGTTCAGGACCCGCAGCCGGTCGGACTCGTCGCCTGCCTTGTAGGTGAGGACTTTGTACCGACCGTCTTCTTCCAGCATCTCCCGAACATCAGCAGCCTCGCTGCTGTCCGGAATGATATAGGCAAGAGCTTCCTCCGGGTAAACAACTCTCCTGGGCTTCGCCTCGAAATACGGAGCGGGCATGTTCTGCACATCTTGCTTCAGCTGCCAGAGCTCGTCCGTCAATCCGTCATAAAGTCGAATCCACCGGCCTTCTGCCTGAAGCTTCCGGCCCATCTGCGCCTTGCTTGTGGAGTCTCGCAGGACCTCAAGCAGGATCTGCTCTGCCGAATCATACGCCGATATGCTGCTTCCGGATTTCACCCGGTCTGACATGTCATGCAGGCGGCCATAAAAGCCCTTCATATAGCTGTCGTACACGTCGTCGCTGACGCGCTCGCCAAGCAGGCGGCCACGGTCTGCACGCATTTCCTCAACGGTCTTATACGTCCTCGTGGCTGCGCCTCTCAGGTTGATGCCGCCCAGACCAATTCCGCGCTCCTGCTCCTTCTGCATCTGTGCGACGATGTTTTCCAGCGTTGCGGGAACGTGAGTCTGCTTGAAGCTTCTCCGGTTGCCGCTGCTGGTGTAAGGATCCTTCCCATTCGGGATGCCCTCGTTTTTGATGACTTTACCGAAGGTCTTCTCAATCCACGCTTTATAGCCCGGATCCCTTTCAATCTCCGTGTTGTCCCTCAGAACGCGGTCCAGCTCATAGGTGTCGATTTCTGTGCCCGCCCGGTTCCCGTTCTGCCGGTACTTAAACAGAGCGGACTTGATATACCCGATGCTGATTTTGTCCGCGCTGTACGGCATCAACTTTTCAGAGTTGCGGATTCTCTCCCGCTTCTCCGGGTCCTGGATCTTTTCAAGGAACTGCTCGTTCAGCACATTTGCAATCTTCTTCAGCGTATCATCGCTGTCCCAGTTCGCGTTTTCAATCTCGTCTGCCGGGATCTGCTCGAAGATTCTCAGCAGCTGCTCATTCTTGTACTTATGGCTCCCGTCCAGATCCGCTTCCTTCTGTGTGATCTCCGGCTCCTTGCCGATGCTCTTCAGGTACGCATATTTCAGGATTCTCCGGCCCTTCATGGCCTCAAAGAGATTCCCGGTGCTGTTTTCCAGTGCTCGCGCCACATCGCCGTCATCCAGATAACTGTAACCGTTCAGGGCGGTGAAAAGGTCGGAGCCGACGCTTTTCTCAATGCGCTGCTTGATTTTATACGGGATATCGACCTCGTACTCTGTGCGAGATTCTGTCGGCGTCCATGCGTCGTTTGAGTACAGCCTGTTCTGCCGGTTGACTTCCGGATCAATGGTGGACTTGGGGAAGACGATGGACACGTCTCCGAAGCCCTGGTGCGCTGTTCCCGCTCTCTTGATGGCAATGCTCGGGAATGGCACGCCGCCGCGCTTCAGCATCCGTCTGAGCCCGGAAACGCTCTTGTTGTGCACCGCGACAAGACGGTCGGTCTCTTCCACTTCACTGATCATCTGGAACTGTGCTTGCGGCGCTCTGGGATCGTATTCGATCCTGACGCCGGCGTCCTCCAGGGCATGCAGCAGCGAAGGCGGGACCACATTGCTCGGAACCGCAATGTCCGTACCGTCCAGAAGTTCTTTATAGTGCTGCGCCACCTCGGCATCCGGGACCTTCCTCACCGGCTTCAGCCATCTGGAGAGATAGACCTGCCGCTCGGTGCCCTTGGCTTTGATGAGCTTTCCTGCCACGGGTCCGGCCTTCCAGGAGTGCACGCCCACCGCGTCCTTGGCATACTCCGCCCGGTATCCGCTGGTGAGCTCGCTCTTCGGGATGATGCATTCATAGGTGACCAGGCCCGGTCTGCTGTAGGCGCCGGTGAACTGGTCATTGATCATCAGGTTGCTGCTGTGCTGATAGGGGTTGTAGGCCGCCTTGACCGTGCTGCCGTCGTCCTTCTTCAGCGTGAAGTAACCGCGGCCGTTCTTCGGATCCACCTCAATCTTGCTGGGATCGCCGACAGACTTTTCCCATCTGCCGACTTCCATTGCCTTGGTCATCTTCCACTTGCCGTCCGGGCCCTTCTTCATGGACGCCATCGGGGGATAGAGCTTGCCGTCGATCTCCAGGAAGGACTTGTAGGTGTGGACCACATCGCCGTCCTTCTCCTGTTTATTCAGCCAAGCCAGCGTCTCCGGATCCTCTTCGAATACGGAATACTGCACCCGCTGGATCTGCCGCTCTTCCTGCTCGCTCTGTGCCGCGTCCCACGCCTGCAGCTGTTCACCCTTGACATCCGGCTCCGGATTTGGTAAACTGTTTTCAGGCGTTGATTCTCCGTAACTCGGCTGTCCAACCTGCGACTGCAGGCCGGCGCCGCGGGAGACAGCGCTTTTTTCATCCTCGAAAATTGAATAAATCTTGCTCCTGATGTCCTGATCGTTTGTGTATACAGAGAATATAACGGGAATATACTTATCCTCGTATTCTGCAAGAGCCTCAAACGAATCCCACTCTGTTTCTTCCGGGAGATCAAGTCCCTTCATGCTGTGGACATCATGCTTAGAACTGTAAATATACTCGGCATTTCTAATCAAATCGCGAACTTCGGACATAATTGAACCGCGCTGCAAATCAGCTTTGCCTCCCGCGGTGTGGTCTCTCCCCGCGCTCGTGATGTACGCAGTAAGCGTTCCGCCGTCAAATTCAAAATAGACCGAGTCTGCGCCAAGCGTCTCCTTGAGTTCAGCTTTTATTGCCTCTCTCGCCTTTTTGATGTCGGTCCAATCCGTTCTCTTCGAGATCGTCTGGATTGTCTCTCTGGATATCTTCACCACTTTCCCGCGACTTATAAGGCTTTCTCTTTTGCTGATCTGCGCTCGGCTTCTCGCGCCCGTGTTGTTGAAAGAAATGAAAGCCCGGTTAATATCCTTCCTGTCCCAGGCCATCATCTGCACACCGCCATCTGTGGCGGTGTTTTTGTTTGCGTCCGTGGTCTTCTGCGCCTGCAGATTCTCCGTCGCCTCTTCAAAAGCGCTGATCCACAGGTCCCGGATTTCCTCCATCGCGCCTTCCACAGCCTGCGCTTCCCGATACAGCGTAAAGTTCTCGCTGAAATCAATCTCGGAGAACGCAGCTTTGATGTCATCAACCAGGCGAATGAAGAAATCTCGGATTCTCTCGCCAAGTTTCTTGTGCTGCGTAACCAGCCGCTTCACCGCATCCGCATCTTCGAAAACGCGCATGCAGGCATTGGCCACCATCTCGTCGGTGACCTTGTCAGGGCTGATTTTGCTGTATCCTTCTGTTCCTCTGCGGGCATTGAAGATATCTTCGTATGCATCCGGATTCTTCTGCATCTCCTGCAGCACGAAGCGCTTGAGCTCTTCATACCGCGTCGGTGCATACTCCTGCAGCCAGTGTGTCAGTTCGTGAAACATGGACCCTGCGGCCATGTTCTTCCCGTTCTGGCTCATATCGATGTTGACATACATCACACCGCCGGAACCCGGAACATACTCGCCGCCGAATTTCCGGTATACTTTATTTCCTTTCTCGTCCGTTGCCTCAACAGTGTCGAAGGAGACAATCCGGATCTCCAATCCGGTTGCTTCCGCGATGCTTTCGGCAATCCGTGCCGTCGCTTTCTGGGTCTCGCTGAGCTTGTCTCGATCCACCGCGCTGTAGGATGCTCCGAACGCTACGCCTGCCTTGTCTGCATATACGACTTTGCCTTTCTTCCTGCCTGGTGCCTTCTTGCTTGCCTTCGCGGAAACCTGGTTCGCCCGTTTCAGCAGCTCCTGATATCCCTGAAGCTCTTTTCTTCGCTCCTGCAGTTTCGCCTCGGCTTCCTGGTATTCTGCTGTATTTTCGATCCCGGGCTGGGCCTGCCGTGCAAGAGTCAGTCCTTCTTCAGTGCCTCTGATTTCTTCCTGCAAAGCAGTGATGTTGTCCTGAATTTTCAGGATCGCCGCGCTGAGCTCCGCCACGCTTGCAGTGCTGCTTCCGGCCTGCTGGATGATCTGCTGTGCGTTCTGCCGATCTGCCGCGAACTTCGCATCTTTCTTCTCTGCAAGCTGCATCTGTTCCTCGCGGAATTCTGCGCCGAGTCTCTGCGCGGTTTCGATCTGGGCTTCCGTGAGATACTGAATCTCGTTGCTGATTCTGCCGTCTTTCGCTGCCTGCCAGATCGCCTTCAGGTCTGCGCCGTTGGCCGCATAAGCCTGCACAGCCTTCCCCATCGCTCTGGCATACATCTGCATATCCTGCGTCGGTTCGTATGCCTCCGCTGCCGCTTCCGCCTGATTTCCAAGCGCACGAAGGTTGGCAAGAACTCTCGTCCTGCCCTCTTCCGTCTTGGTATCGGCCACTTCAGTGACCGTTCCGAGGCCGAGCCTGTAAGCATGCTCAAACTGCACATCATTCAGCCTGCTTCCGCTCTTCTCCGCGCTCTTCCTGGCCTGCTCCAAAGTAAGCCTCTGCTTGCCGTAGTTGAAGGCATTCGCGACACCTTCCGCATAGTCTGCCGCCTCTGCCTCCCCTGTTTCGTATCCTTCCTTCAGGATTCGGATCTGGTCTTCACTCAGTCCCTCGTCTGCAAACCGCTGATCGATCCAGTCAGACAGCATCTGCCGGTCAATGGATTTCTGCCGTTCCTTCCCGGCATTCTCAAGCTGTGTCCGGAATTCATTCTCTCCGACGCGCCTCTCGGTCGCCTCGTAAATGGTCTGGTACTGGTCAATGCTGAGTTTGCCCCTGCGCTCCAGTGCCTTGTTGTACTCGTCAGCCAGCTCGACGAGCTGCGTGTTCCCGGTCCCTCTTGCGATCTTCAGGACTTCTTCGGCCTGCTCCTTCGGAACCGTTACAACATTGTTGCGGATCAGGGACCCGGCCCCGCCCATGATGAGCGTGGACAGCAGCGTGACAACGCCGTCCTCCGTCCACGGCGCCTGGCCTGCCAGTGCCTGAAAGACGCTCAGGTCGTCGTCTTCCTCCTCCAGCCCTGCCTGGGTCCTCTGCAGGTTGTTCAGCGTATTTCCTGTGACTGCCCGCTCTACGCCGGTTGACGCCCAGTCTGACATCGCTTCTTCCACATTTTCGCCCAGGACGTTTGCAATCTTTGAGGCTCCTCGCCCGAATTTCGTCAATGCAAGATTCCCGAGGGCATCTCTTAGCCCTTTGGAAACTGTGCCTCCGCCGAACGCACCGATCGCGTCGAACATGTTCTCTGTCGCGTACTCAACATAGCCTTTTTCGATCCCGATATAATACGCCTGCTCCGGGGTGGCTCCGCGCTTGTATGCATCCGCCGCGGCTTGGCCTGCTGCATTGGCAGACATCATCGCCAATCCGGTGCCGGGGTTTTTCGTAATGACGCTTCCCGCGATCGCCGGCAGCATATTTGCCACGACATTCGACACTTTGCCTGCGATCTTCGCCGCACCGGACGAGCGGTCCAAAGCCTCTTGGAATCTATCATTGTCCGTATACTGCATCGGCTTCCACTGGGAAACTGCGCCTGTCAGCTTGCCGCTGACATCATATGCCTGCTCAGTCAGCCACTTCGCGTTCTCTTCCGCATCGTCCGATCCCGTGATAGCCGGGAGCGCCACCCTTTTCAGTAGCGAAAAGAACGCGTTCGCTCCCCTGTAGATGTTATTGTTTCTGTAAGACCCTTCCGTCAGCTGCTGGAAACCGTAGTGTCCAGCGGTAAACGCGGTGTCCTTCAGATTCTGCCCCAGCGTTCCACTGCCCGGCCGATAGTCGTCCCAGATATCTCTCAGATTTTCGATGTAGCCTTTTGCGAGCTCGTAGCCTCTCTGCGATTTATTTGCACCGAACAGTGTGTCGGTATCCTTTGATGTGATTTTCCGGCCCACTTCGGCAGCACCTAAATTAATACCACCCGTGATATTGTTCCAGATACCGGAAAGAACGCCACCACCGATCGCCTGCCCGACCGAAAGGCTGTTGTCATCTCTCCACTGCTGATTCCGCGCTGCCTGCATCGCCGCCCACTCTGCCGGAGTATAGACGTTTTCTACTGGCGTCGGCTGCTGTGCCTGTACTGCTTCGAGAAGCGCCTCTTTCTTTGTCTGGCCACCGCCTGACGGCTGCCAGCTTCCGGAATTGCCGGAGGAGGAGCCTGCATTCTGGCTCCCCCCGTTGATTGCACGCAACAGCTGTTCTTTCTTCCCCATACTGCCTTCTCCTATCTGAACAGATTCTTGATCTTATTCACCGCTGCGCTGAGCAGCGACGTCGCATTCCCCGAGCTGGAAGACGAGCTCTTCGTCGTTGCTTTCGAAGACGAGCTGCTTGACCCAGACTTGGAGTAGCTTCCGGCTGCCGACGAAGCCATTTTCTGAACTGTTTTGCTGCTTGTCGTTGATCCGCCCATGTTCTGCTTTGCCGTCGCCGTCGGACTTCCTGCTGCACTCCGGTTGACACCTGCCTGCGTTACGGCGTGATAAGCGCCCATAGCGTTTTCACGTTCGCTGTTGGAAAGTCCAAGGCTCTCGACCGCTGCTCGATAATCATAGACGTTCGTCCCGCCGCTGACGGCACTCTTCGCCACTTCGTAGGCAGACGGATAATCCAGATAATCACCGCTTCCGGAATTCCAGCTGCTCGGATTGCTTACGTTCACGGTGGACCAATCCGCTCCGCTGCTGGACCCTCCTCCGCCTCCGCCGGAGCTGCTTCTTCCGGAGCTTCCACCTCCGGAAGACCTGGCTGATGCTGCCGCTGCCGCTTCTCTCTGCGCTGCCAGCTGTGCGTTCTGATAGTCGATTTTTGCCTGGAGCTCTCGCTCTGCCAGCGCTGCCGCCGCCTGCTCCGCGGCCACTTGCCGGTTGAACTCGTCCCGCAGAGAGTTCGCATCTGCCCTGGTCATTCCGGCTGCGGCAAGCTGTTCGTCTGTCGGGGTCGCACCGGAAGCCTTGATCATCGCTACAAGGTTGGCGTATGCCTGCTGCTGCCGCTGATAAGCCATTGCCTCTTCCGCGGTTCTGCGGTTATAGTCTTCTCTTTCCCGTTCTGCCGCAACCTTCTGGTCGTACTCCCAGTCGCCCATGTCGTCCCGATACCGTCCGTATTCGGTGTCCCGCATCTGCCCGATCATCGCGTACTGATCTTTCAGGTCGTCGCCTTCGTCCTGGTATTTCCCATAGGCGCTTTCGTAGAGCTGAGGGATTACTGCCGAGAGGTTCTGCAGGTAGGCATTGTATGCCTGCTGCCCGACCTGCTGGCCGTAGGTGTTGCCGTAGCCTCCCGTGAGTGCGGCTGCCTGGCCCATCGTGTCCTTCATGGCGAGCTTGCCGCCCTGAATGTACTGATCCTTATAGCTCTGGTAGAGTGGATCCTCATTCACGTTATAGTTGAACTTCTCCCGGTTCTGGATTTTGTCGAAGATATCGTTTAGCTGTCCTTCAAAGGTCCCTGCATAGGTGGGCTTCGATCCTGCTTGCGCTGCGGCCATCGCGGTTCCGTATACTGCGTCCTGCAGCAGCTTCTCCTGATCTGTCATTGTTCCTGCCATTTCTTTCTCCCTTCTCTTACGTGATATCCGGCGTATGGCCCTTCCATCCGCTCCATTCGCTAAAAGATACATGTTTCCTGTTTATCCAGATTCTTCCTAAAACCGGCTCGTATTCAATTACAACAACAGCCACAGAACTGGATCCTGAAATAACAAACCGCAGGCCGCAGAAATATCGGTCCTGATCGACGATGTTTTGCGGCAAGTTAGACCATTGGGAAATAGCAGAAGGAAGAATCTGAAACTCCGTTGTTTCGTTGACGGGGGCTTTCGCGTCATCCATATTGTAGGCAAGAAAATCTTTTCCCCATTCGCTGTTGTTAAGGGTACCTCTTGCTCCAATGAAATTAATTGTGTCAATCCCACGTACATAATATCCGCCGCCATTGGCTATATCTATGCCATCCACGCGACCGAATCTGTGACCATAAAGGGTGTTAGGAGCGCCACCAACTCCAATTGTTGTTTTCCCATCCCTTCTCTTGACGAGAATATCTCTGTGGGCGCCGCCCAGGATAATCTTCGACGTGATTACGTCACTGATTTTATCTTGCGTTTCTACGACGATTGTGATTGTGTTATCAGGGCGCGGGCTCAGCAGCTGCACTGGCTCGGATTGTGTGTTGTTTTGCAGCGTATAAGTCGTGCTGCTACCGTCTTCGCTGACATAGAAGCGAAAGAATTCCAGTGTATTCCCGCTAATCCCTGTGTCATAGTTCACGCTTGCTAATACTCTTACATAGGGACCACCGTCCTGCGCTGTCCCGGATGCGTTGCAGCGATATGTGTAATAATCATTAATTATAATCGCAGGCTTCGTATATGCGGCAACACCAGTCAGACTGTAAGTGCTACGGTTTGTCATGCCGCGTTCATCTGTCACGATGACCGTAAAAACGCAGTCGCCGGTCACCGGTTTGCTCGTTGTCGCTTCGTATTTTCCCGTCGTGTTATTTAAAGTCATCGTAACTGACTCGGACCCATAATTTGCAACTACCGTCCGGATCCCTGCATTGCTTCCGGTGCTTGCGGTGACTTCTATTTTGGCTCTGGAAATATTCGCGATCCAGGTATTGGGGAAGGTCTGTTGGATCCTTTCAGGCTGCACAATTGTCACTGTCGGCGTTCCAATCGTCGGTTGCATGTTGCTTCCCGCTGTCAATGTGAAGCTCGCGGTCACTGTTGGATAGCCGTCAACTGTCGCTGTGATCGTAATTCTTTGCAGTGTAGTAACACCTGCTGTTGCAAAGAACCTTTTCAGACTGTTTGCGCCATACGTAACTTCCACCGACGCCTTATCTTCCCCCCAGACGGAACTTGCGAGTACTGTGCTACCGTACTTCACCTGTACTGTCGTCTCTGCCGGACAATTTTTGACAGTGAGCATGATTTCATCATCTGTTGTCACTGTGTTTACATTCCAGCTTAATTCCGGCGAAATCCGCTCAAATTCCCCTGTGATACTCTCGTCTGCATATATAGTGGCTTTGATCTGAAGGTGACAGCTGTCTTCTGGGTCGCTAACCGGTACATTGTTTGACAAGACCCACAGATACAAGTAAGGCTTGTCCGTAACGTCAATATTCTCGAAGCGAAAGGTCGCTCTTGTTCCTTGACCGCTTGATGCTGGTTTTACATATACATTAGATAACACACTCGACCCGATTGCATTTGTTGTTACACTTGACACTGACGGGGCAAATCTATCCTTGTCGTGTAGGTAGGCGGACAGGTTGAGATACTTGCCTGTGGAATGATACCCTTCCCAGTCGACCCCCATAACAAAATTGAACGCGACCGACAGAGATGTAAGCTTTTCCATGCTTGATGTTACCTTTATTCTCAAACAAACAAAAAAGCCACTATCAACCGGCTCGTAACTCCCGCTATCTGTTCCGACTTTATAGAATTGGACGCTTTTGTTGCTTTTGGTCCAAATTCCATCCGGGTCTCTGAGCGCTACAGTTCCCATTATTTACCCCCCGATATAGCTGATCTCAAACATGTGATACCCGTTGATATCACTGTTTTTCGTCTCCCAGTATCCGCTGTGCACGATCTTCTCTTCCACAAAGATCGTCGCCACATGCAGCATGCCGTCCTCCGAATCGAACCAGCCTTTCTTGTACCCGTCGATCCAGAATTGCCAGCCGGTTGACGTATAAAGACCGAAGGTCTGATTGCTTGTCAGATAGTAGTAGGTGTATCCGTCCCCTGGGTTGTTCGGATCGTCTCCCCCGCACTCCCCGGAGAATCTGAGATTCTGTGAAATCGCAATCCCTGTCACATAGTCCCCGGTCGTCGGGTCCTGGACGATTCCCCTTCGAATCTCGCCCGTGATGTTGGTAAAGTACGCCTGAATCAAATCGATGCTGTCCTGCATGCTCTGGATCGTGCTGCCGTAGTCATAGCTTTCCACAACGCCCCTGGCTGTGGTTTCAATGCGGCTGTTGATCGTCTCCGTGAACTGCCCGTACTCGCTTTTCGCTACATACAGGCTGTTGTATTCCTCTGACTTGCTGTCCACGTAGCTGATCACCGCCTGATCCCCGGCCGAGATCATCGCCCTCAGCTCCGTGTCGTCCGCGAATCGATGCCATACATAGTCCGAAAACGTCGTGCTGTCCGCCTCTGTGTAGTCCGTGTACATTCCGATAAACGCCCCCAGGTCCTCGCCCTGGTTGCCGGTAAAGGTCTGCCCGTCATCGGAGTATTTGATGTGCAGGTAAGTCGTCTGTCCGTTGGTTCCCGGCGGTCCCGGGATTCCCTGCGGCCCCTGCGCTCCGTCCACGCCGTCTTTCCCCGGAGCGCCGTCTTCTCCGTCTTCGCCTTTCGGGCCCTGCGGTCCTGCGTTCCCTTTCACCTTGCTCCAGGTGTAGGCGCTCGGGTTCGTCGGTGCCGTCGTGCTGCTGGAAGAGCACACGCCCATATACACTGTGTTTGCCGTCGGCGTGTTGTACATGGTTTCGGGATAGCTCCCCGTGAAGTCATCCGCGTACTTGACGTAGAAGGTCGTCAGCTCGATTTCGTCGATCTGCTTCTGCATGTTGTCCGCTGATTTTACGATCATGTCCCGCAGCTCGCTGGCGTTCTTTTTCACGGCCTCGATGTCGTTCTTGGACGCAGCGCCTCCTGCCGGCTGCTGCCCGTTCGCTCCATACGCCACGACCGCGCCCGTTCCCGCTGCGGTTGCGACTTCTTCCAGGCCCCGCGCCATCCGGAACAGATAGTCCCGAATGGCCGCGAGATCCCTTGCGACATCTCCGCCCAGCATCGGCGGTTTTTCATTGAACATTACGCATCACTCCCCAGCTCCAGGATCCTCGCGATGCTGAAGATCCGCACGTCTCCCGATCCTTCCAGCCGCATTCTCAGATGGTCGCAGCGCCGCGGCCGCACCGGAATCATGGCCGTGCCAGTCACCGGCAGCCTCACTTCCTGCTGGAACTCCCAGAGTCCACTCGAATCGTACTCGAAGAAGATCTGCATCTTCGCGCCGCGCTCCATGTTGAGGCGGATGTTGTAGCGGCTGAGATACTTCCGGTCCGGCTGCTGGTAGTACTGAATCCCGGTCTCGGCATACCACTCAACCGTATCCTCCGGCGTACCATCCGTGCCGTTGAGTGCCAGGATGCTGTTCCCGACCTTCGCGTAAAGCTCATCGCCCCACGGCGCAAAGCCCTCCACGTGCAGGTTGTCCTCCCGCATCCAGATGCCCTTCTTCACGTCGTAGCAGAACAGGTGCCACGTCTCGTGCGCATCCTTCATGCTGATGTAATACCGATCGCCGAAGGCCCCGGCCACCGCGTTGTAGTATTTCTCTTCGCCCAGGGCCTGCCCGACATCCGCCGGGATGCCGCCCTGATACGCCACAATCCCGGACCTCGCCTTGTAGTACAGCGTCTCATTGACCACGGCAAGGCTCCTGTGGCTGCCCTGCTGCACGCCCCGTGCCGGTAAGTCTCCGATCTGGTGTGCTCCTACCGGAGAAACGGAAACCGTGTGGATGATGTTCTCCTTGAAGAACGTCGGGCTCCCCAGGTAGTTGATGCATCCGGTCCAGGGCCCGTCCGATCCTCTGGACGCCCGCCAGCTGTCCGTCGAGACGCCGAGATACTGTTCCCAGTTCTTGAAGTCCCCCAGGGCGCAGCAGTAGATCTCGTTGATGTTGCCCTTCCCCGGCCCAAGGTTTCCGTAGAAGCAGCCCCACAGTCTGTTCTGTGCCTCGCAGACAAAGTCCATGTCCGGCACGTCCCTGCTGATCCGGATCTCCGCCGTCTCGCTGAAGCTCTCTTCCTGAATCCCGATGATGACGATGAAATCGCGGCTGTTCTCTTCGCCCACGGCATAGAGGATCTTGCTGCCGTTGAGGTCGCTGCTCTCGTCCTCGTGCATCCCCGTGATGTTCACGCCGTCGTGTTCCTTGAAGACCGACTTCACCTGTCCGGACGTAGTAAAGTCCACCCGGGTGTAAACCGTCTCAATCACGACCCAGATCTTCGTATACACCGCGTACTCCTTCACGGTGCCGCTGGTGGTGTCGATCCAGACCTGCCCGTTTACCGGATTCTCCGGCTCCGTCGGACCTTTGGACACATTGTTATAGATGGTCCCGTCCTGATGGCACATGGTATAGGTCACGGTCCCGGAATAGTTCCACACGGCGCCCATGTCCCCGTAGTCGTGGTCCGTGTCCATCGTGTTGATGTACTTCTTGTCCGGGAAGACACAGATGTACGCTCCCATTGAGACCAGCTGCGACTCCCGCTCCGTCTGAAGGCCCGTCAGCGGTGTCGCCCGTCCGTTAATGTACAGCGTCCCGTTGTCCACCCAGCACAGCGACTCCTTTGCGATGATCGCATGCAGCTTCGTGAACTGGTCATTCAGCAGCGCCCGCTTCGGCCGCGGGGAAAACATCGGGTAGCGCATCGCCGTCAGGTTCTTGGTGTCGTACCACTCCCCGTCCGGGATCTTCATATTGTGGTCGTAGCCCGCGAAGGTATCCGTCACCACGCGGTCACTCCTGCGCGAACTCAGTCTCGGGTAGCTCATCTCTCACCTCAGAAATAAATCTTTCTCGCCGTCAGCGGCATGTGGCTGCGGTTGAAGGCCCTGGCAAAGTCCCGATACACTGACTCGAACATGGCATTGGAGTTGTTGAACCCGTCCGTCTCCATGTTGTACCAGTCGATCTGCGCCGACAGCCAGTGCACGTACATCTCGTCCCAGGGCTCCCCGACGATCAGCTCCTTCTCCCCGTCCTCCGGTGTCAGGTCCTGCAGCTTCATCTTGCTCCTTGCATCCGGCTTCTTGAAGAATCCGTGCGGCAGGTCCAGTGCGAGCTCGGCCGCCTGCTCCGGTCCCGGCAGCCCCGGCACGAAATCCGGGTCGTCCTCCGGCCTGCCGCCCTCCTCGCCCTCGTCCTCCGGCAGAAACGGTCTCATCTCTTCCTCGCTCAGCTCGTGCGTCATGTAGTTTTCATTGAAGATCCGATGCTCCAGCCTGCTGAGCCACTTTATCTTATCCGGCAGTGTGTACATATTCGGCTTCAGCCGATCTGCCGCGTTGATTGCCTCAATTACTTTCATGGTGTTCTCCCCTTTATGCCGACAGGGAGCACCGCCGGGCACTCCCTGTCAATCTTACTGCTCGCGCTTGTACGGCGCGTTCACCTGGTATTCAATGGCCCGGAGCATCTCGTCCTCGGCCTGCTGCAGTACCAGTGCTGCACATCTCGGCAGCTCGAAATCTTTCCCTCTCGGGACGACCCACTCGCGGCCGTTGACCGCGACAAACTGCGCTTCCTGCTTCTCGGCTCCCGGGATAACCGGAAGTCTCACCGTGACAGGTTCCCACAGTTCCTCTTCCGTCCAGACCTTTTCAGTGTCCGGAGCTTCGATTGCCTTCTGTCTTGCCATGCTGTTTCCTCCTCAGAATAGAGAGAGGAAGCCGGAGCTTCCCCTCTCCGGTTTACCGCTTAGTTCGCGGTTGCGGTCGCGCTGTAGCGCTTGTCGCAGTGCTCGATGCGGATCATGTAGGGCTGCATCAGGATCTCGGCGACTTCAAGGGCCTTCCAGCCGATGGAGCTGCGCTGATCCAGCGGGTCCTCCGTGCCGCCGGAGCCCTTCTGCTTCACGATGGTGTGAAGGTTCTCGCCCTCGACGTTGGTGACGCCGTAAGCATCACGGCCGAAGATCAGAGTGCCGAAGACCGCAAGACCGCTCGGGCAGCCGGTGCCGGACCAGATCTTCGCCTCGGTGCTCTGGAAGAACTTCACGCCTGCCAGCTCGCCGACTTCGCCGTTATAGATGTTGGCGGTGTCCACCTCGCGGTGCGGCGCCAGCCAGTCAGGATCCCTGCGCAGCGTGTACACGGTGTAGGGATGCACGATGGCGTGGTAATAACCGTCATCGAAGGTCGGGACATTGTGGGCGCGGAGATTGGCGACAGCCTGCTCCAGAAGGTCCACGGTGAGAACCGCGGTGGCATCGAGGCCGGTACGGGCGGAGACTGCGGTCTCTGCGCCGCCGGTGCCGATCTTGGGCGCAAACATGACGTTGGTGCCCTGGACCAGCGCATCGCGGACGACGGTGTCCATCGTGATGCCGGCCTGATCACCCAGAAGCCTGGTGGTCTCCACGATCACGTTGTCGATGGCGGTGAGCTCCAGCAGGTCGGACAGCTTGATGAAGTCGCCGTACTGCACGACAGTCGCCGTGAGCGCGGTAACGTCAAGCTGGTTGCCTGCAGGAGTCACACCTTCGGTGAGCGGCGTGAGGGCCTTGCCCAGCGGGGTGAACTTGCGGAACTCGATGGTCTTGCCACCGTTCTTCGGGATGTTTCTGCTCTGGCCGAACTGGTGATGCACCAGGTGCGGCTGCGCAGCATAGAGAAGAGCCTTGTCATAGAAGGTCTTCATTTCGGGGGACAGATTGTTCCCCGTGGTGTTCATGGTCGTGGTCTGAACCGCGAAAAGCTGAATAAAGTTACGGAATTTGTTAAACATACTATCTCCTCCTCAGATCCAGGGGAGATATAGCCATCAAAGGATGATTGTCTCCCCGTTTGCGACACGCCGGAAGATTTCCTGCATGTCTGCTTTCGTGTACTTGGATGGATCACTCTTGGTGGTGATAGGACTGCGGTTGCCCATTGCGCCCTCTGCAGGACGGTTCTGGCCTGCGCGGATTTTGTTCGTGACCTTCTCCTCTACCTTCTGGGCAGTGAAGTTCATGGCAGCCGGAATGATGTCGTTCAGATGGGTGACCTCATAGGCCGTGCGCACATCGATGTTCGACTGCAGGAGCTGGCCGAACTTTTCGTTCGTCTGCATCTCTCTGTCAAAGTCGAAGTCCGGGTAGACCGTCTTCAGGTTCTCGGAATCCTCGTGCCATTTCAGAAGGATCTGGTCTACCTGCTGCTGGTTCCGCTCCCGGTCCATCTGTGCCTTGAGCTCGCGGTTCTCCCGCTCCATCTTCTTGATTTCCTTGAGCTGCTCCACGCTCATGCCGCGTTCAAGGGCTTCATCCTCGTAGAAGCTGGAATCCTCTTCGATGGCCTTGCTGAGTGCTGTGGCATCGTTGGCGTCCACGCCATACTTCTGCCCGAGCATCTCCAGTACCGGTGCCAGCGAGTTGTAGCGGTTGACGGTCTCTGCCGAACTCTTTAACCGCTTCTGGATCGTGTCCTGTACTCTCTGGTCGTAGAGGTCCTTGTACTCTCCCTTGATCAGCGCCTCGAACTGTGCGTTCCTGTCATCACCTGCAGGTTTCCCAACCTGCTGCGCCCCGGCGTCTGACGCGTCCTCCTGCTTGCCGTATCGCACATTGGCAAGCGGATTCTGGTTTACGCCCTGCTGCGGCTGGGCGACTGCCGCGCTTTCTGCCCCTGCAGGCGCTCCGCCTGCTGCCCCGGCTCCTGCTCCGCCGCCTTCACCGAAGAGCTGGATAAAGAACCTGGGGATCAGAGTTGATCGATGCATAGATGCCTCCTGTGGTAGGTCACGACCCTTTTTCTATTGACTCGGCAGGAATATCTGCCGCATCAAACTGGTAATATTTCACATGCTCCGGATACGCTTCCGCCAGCAGCTGGAACCCTGTGCTGACGGTGCCGAAGATCAGCAGCGCCTCCAGGAAGTGTTCCGGTTTCGGTTTTACCACCACCCGGACGTTCCCGCCCTTGACGTTGACCACTGGTTTCTTCTGCAGCCTGCCGCTCTCACGCATCGTGATGGCGCACTGCGCTGCCGTGACGGCCAGGACCGAAGCTCCTGCGCACACCGGATCCTTGCCGAGCTCTCGGAAATCTGCGTGCCCGTTGACGCGCATCTCGATGACGCCCTCGTCCCGGAGCACCTTCACACTTGCTGATACCATCGCATCACCCCGGATTCGTGGAGTCTGCGACTCTCTGCCGTGCCTTCGCTGTGATCGGGCTCTCGCCTCCGCCTGCACCCA